CGGCAATGTCACCGGCACGGGAGGCGGCACGGCTCGCGGCCTCAACCTGTCCCATGGTGGGCGCAATCTGATCGCGGTAGAGCGCCAGAAGCTCAGGGGTGGCCTGCCGCACCAAGTCCAACTGCAGCGCTTGGTACTTGGGCGCAAACTGGGCTTCCGCGGCATAGCGCTGCGGTGCCAGCTCAAGCTGTGTGCGCAGCGTGTCCGCGGTCTCTTGGGCGTAGTTGCGTGGTGCCGGTGCGTCTACTGTCATAAATGCTTGGATGCTGCCCTATAGATCGGCATTGAGCCTTTCTTGTAGGTGGTCAGTTTACCGTTTCTGTAACCGATGGCCGGGAGGATTGCCGACTCCGGCCTGTCGTGAAAGAACTTAGCCGCCACCGCCATGGCGAATACCGCGCAATCCGCGGCGAATTGATGCCAGTACCAGTGGTCGCCATTCGGATCGCTGGCCTGCCACGTCCATGCCTTAGGCTCCGGACCCATCTGACGCCAGCCTACAAGCACGGCGACAACCTGCTCGTCCTGGGTGGCGATCTTGAGCGTGCCTTGCTCCGCATGGAACATGACGTAGTCCTCGACGGCCTCCCGGGTCCAGCCCTTGAAGCTGTCGGGAAGCTTACGGAGCAGATAGTCTGTGATGGCTGAAATCACGCCCAATTAGGTGAATGCAGCAGGTAGGCTTTGACCTGCCAGTTTGCTGTATCAAGAATCAGATCAACACCAGTGTTGTTTAATATTACAACCTGCGAAGATACACCAGCCCAATCAAATGTTGGGCTGCCGGGGTTCAATGTGGCAAACCATACATTCAGAAACGCATTTGTTCCGCCAACAAGGCCCATGTTTACACACGGTTGATAGCAGAACACCATTCTGTTATCGTAAAACCCTTGAATCAAAACGCTTTCAATAGGGATTTCGTAACCTACCTCAAAAGGCAGTTGCTGCGTTTTGCAACGGAGCACCACTTTTACGATTTGAGGTATGTAGGTCAAAGACGGCAGCTCTCCAAGAGACTCAAGCCATTGAATGTTTCTTGAGCCTGCCGCAAGGGTTGGGATGTCCTTGAGAGTGGTCGTGTATCTGAGAAGGCTGTTCGACAGCGTCCCGCTCGCCAGCGTCAACCCAGCCCCGACACTAATCTCCTGCGGAATGCCATTTGTTCCAGCAGACCGGCCAATTAACCGCGCATCGGTGACGTGCTGGATCTTGGCGTAGGTGACTCCGGTGGCGGATGACGAGGAGTCGGCCAGCTTGGCGGTGGTAACCGCTCCGGTTCCGATATTCACGGTTCCAGTGGCAAACGCCAGATCGATGGACGTCAGCGCAGTCGGGCTTGCAGATGATCCAGAGGCATTGCCGACAAGCGTGCTGGCATTCTGCGCTGCCAATGCTGTCAGCGGAACTGATCCGGAAGTGATCGACAGCGAACCGCCATCGACCGTTCCCGTGACGTCGACGCTCGGAGTACCGAGCAGGTTGAGCGTGCTGGCATCCAGCGTAGTGGATGACGTGACGGTGGTTCCCGGTGTGACTGTGACAAAGAGTGGCATGGTGGGTTAGACGTCGGTTTTGCCGTAGAGTCGGAAAGGGATTGCGATGGATTTGACCGAGTGAATCGTCAGCGCCCCGGTGGTGGTGGTGACCACTGGCTGCATGGTAACGGAGTGGCGACGCAGGCGAGCCTTGTGGCTGAAAGACTGCACGAGGCCTGCGCGAAACCCGGAGGTGTTGCACCGCAAACCCGGAAGCGTGGAGTAGTCTTGCCGGAACGGAGCGAGGAAGTTGTCGCCGGAGTTGTTGGTCGCAAAGGTGCCTGAGCCATAGGTGTAGTACGCTGTGCGGCTCTTGGTTTCATTGGTGGCCACCGTGTAGGACTCGTTCACGCCGTCGAAGTTGGCCGTGATCGAGTAGGTCGGGTTCCAGGATGACAGCTCGAACTGCAGGCCCGTCCACTGCTTGTGATCAATGTCGTTCTCCCCGGAATGGCCGCGGAAGTATACCGTGGTCGCAATCTGCTGAATGGATCCGACACGAGTGCGATCCTGCAACGCATTCAGGTCGAAGGTGTGGATGAGTCCGCTCTCATCGGCCCAGCACAGCGTGTCGGTGCCGGCCACGATGACCCGGGTGTAGTACCGCGGGACAAGCAGCGAGCCTTCCCAATAGCCCTCCCACGCTTGGTTCAGGAAGTTGTAGACCAACGTCCTGGTATTGGTGCCGTTGCCTCCTTCGACAGGCACGCTCAGGATGTAGCGGTTGTTGAAGTAGGCGGCGCATGACTTTCCCCAGTGGGCTTGGTCGATCTCTTCGATGACGTCCTGAATAGGATCGGACAGCGGGAGAACCACCGACTGGCTGATGCCAAACTCGGTCTGCTTGAGGCTGATGACTCCGCGCTGACTCAGGAAGACGATATCGGAGCCCGTGGAAGCGATAGACGCCTGACTGACGCATCCAAACTCACGGGTGACCTCAGTAAGGCGGGTGGTCGACAAGTCGCCGTAAAGGTTCTCTACAGCGAGAATGCTGCGCTCCTTGAAAACGATCAGCGTGGTGGTGTTGAAAGGATACAGGGCCACCACGGCGTCATTGGCACCCGTGTTCAGCTTGAACTCGTTTAGGATCGGGCTGTAGTGCAGCGGGTCCAGCACGTCGGAGACTGCGAGATAGTCGGGTCCGTAGAGCAGCAACAAGCGGTTCTGGAAGTACAGCCCCTCACGGCCTGCAGGCACGTTGGCTCCGGAGGCCGATGACTTCTTGATCGTGCCGGTGATGGAGTCGGACTGAACATCGACTAGGGTCGAAGGCTGCGATGCTGTGACACTCGCGGACGTGTAGTTGATGCCCGGATTAACGATGGTCACCGCGGTCACCTTGCCGTCGGTGATTGTGGCCGTTGCCGTAGCCAACGTTCCACCACCATTGAGCGTGATCGTTGGGGCGGTGAGATAGCCGGCACCTTGATCGACGATGGTTAGCGAGGTGTAGCCGCTTGAAGTAGGTGCAGCAATGCTAACGGAAGGAGCTGATGAGTATCCTGAACCAACGTTGGTCATCGTGAATCCGGTGACCTTACCATTGGAAACGATTGCGGTAGCTGTGGCGGTGGTTCCGCCTCCACCCGGTGCAGCGATAGTGACCGCAGGTGCTGCGGTGTATCCAGCGCCGCCAATTCCGAGCGTAATGGATCCAACGGTGGCACCGGAAAGAACCGCTGTTCCAGTGGCAGTCTGCGCAGCAATCGTCCCGGTGATGATCGCCGTCTTCGCGGTGTTGAGCGAGTCGGTTTCCTCGGTGGTTCCGCTGAACAGCTTGAGCGAGTTCTTATCGCTCGGGAAGACGTAGTAGATCTTGTCGGTGACCGTAGCACCGCCATTGACCACGTTTGACAGCGTTACCTGATCGCCGGGAACGAACGGATGATTTGGGACGGTGATCGTGTCCTCTACGGAGGACGAGGCCACGATGGCGTTTACCGATGCGATCCGGTTGAATCCATTGTCAAGAGCAGAGACCGGAGCACCCGATGAATACGAGGCCTCCATGATCAGCGGCAACCCATCGTTGTAGAAGTCGCTGATGCCCTCGGTGACATCGTAGCCTGTCGTGTTGTTCGACAGCTCAAAGTAATACCGATTCGATGACGTCAGGCCTGACCTGAGCGTGACCGGGCTGGTGCCCTGCTGGCCGCTGGCCTGCGACAGGTGCAGCGTACAGACGCCGCCGGCCTTCACGTTGACGTACATCCCGAAGCCCTGACCAGTCGATGTGGACGAGGTCCAGAGATTCGGTGAATTGCCGATCTGGAAAACCACAACACGATCACCGGACTGCAGGTCGGGTGTGACATTCAAGGTCACAGTGTTGTTGCCGGTATTGACGTCGGCTCCGGTGAAGTAGTACCGAGCGTTACCGGGACGCAGCATGACCACAGAGTTGGTGGCCTGAATCAAACGCACCGGGCTGTAGATGTCATGCCCGTTTAGCGGGATTTCCAAGTTCGACTGGTTGGGACGCACGAGGTACATCCTGCCCTGACCGCCATCTTCTGTTGCCAATGTACGGGCCTCGTTGGTGGCCACAACTAGGGCTTGGTAGCCGGTGTCCGGATCGCGGAAAGGCAGCACACCGAGGATGTCGGTGAAGGCTGTGGTGTTGTTGTAGGACTGGATGTTGCGAGTGGTCGGTCCACCAGTGAACGTGATTGCTGCAGACGACAGGATCGCGTTGGAGTTGGTGTCCGAGATGCAGCGGGTTCCGTTCGGGAACACCAGCACATTGGCACTGCTGTCGGAGCAGACAATCGTTCCGTTTGGAGGCGGACTGCCGCTCACAACATCAACCTGATTCGACCCAGATGTGACCGTTGCCGAGAAGGTGTTCAGGGTCCACTTGCCGCCCCACTTGGGCTGCACAATGCCCCAGCGGTTGCGGATGTTTTGATCCTGGAATATCCGGTTGACTGCCTGACTGACAAACTGGGCGGGCAACTGGGCGGGATCAAGGCGTGAGATGACTCCCTTGAAGCCGTCGTCGACCGATATGATGTCAGGCAGGTCAGGCATATTACCGGGAGGGCACGATTATCTGCCGCACATATTTCTCTTGCAGCGCCACCTTGTCGATCTCCTTGGTGAGTTCAGCCTCTCCTAGCTCGAGGAACTGGTTGCCTAGGTCGATCTTGCCGTCGACCCGGAGCATCTGGCCGGCGGCCTTGAGGGAGCAGATCTCGCAGAAGCGGTAGGGGAAGGCGTAGGCGGTGGCCTCTGCGGCACTGGACAGGAGCGGTGGTGTCTTTCGGAACTCAATCCAGACGTAGGGCAGCTCGGCTGTGATCAAAATGCCGTCGTCTGTGAAGGTGTACGGTGCCTCCTGCTGGCGCCAGGTTACCCGCGGATCAATGGGCCACACTGAGAAGGTTTCGCCAATGGGTACGGCCCTTGTGGTGCCGTCGGGATTGGTCGTCTGCGAGATGTTGCGCAGGAACTTGTTCAGGATTCCCCAGTAGGCTGTGTTGGTTGGGAGAGTGCCTGCCGAGGCGGTGCCGTAGAGTTGGTAGTACTCTTGGGTCGCCGGATAGAGAACGATGGTGCCGACGGTGTACGTGGTCGTTGAGCTCCAGCTTGCGTTTCCGGAATAGGATGACTGCGCCAGCCCCCAGTATTGAGAGTTCAGCGTTCCATTGGGTCCACTGATCGTAGGCGCATTGCCGGAGCTGGATGCACCGACGTACTGGTAGTACTTCTGCTCTACCGGGTAGTACACCACGGTTCCCTGCGAATACGTGATTGCATCGCTGTAGTTCGGAGCGAAAAACTCCTGCTGATACACCGTCTGCTCGGGCCAGTCGAAGCACTCCCAGGCGCTCCGCAGTGACATGGAGATGAACGTGCGGAAGAAGTTGGACTCCTCGGTCGTCAGCGTTGAGAAAACGCGCCCAGTAAGCTCACAGGCGCGTTGCAGGACGTAGTCGTAGGTGACGGTTCTCATGTAATTGGCAAGACTATTCGATCCTAGTGATGTTTACGTCATTCCCACTTTTCTGGTTTTTCGCATCATGCCAATCATTAGCCACTGACGAAGGTTGAACATTGTTAAGCCACTTTTGTATTGAAAGAAATGTGGCTCCCATGTTTCCTGTCTTACCTCCGTGCCAATAATTTGTTTTAACACGAATTGATTCACCTATCTTTGGTGAATCAAATACATATCCATTGCAACTAAACACAATGTCTCCATTAATGTATACTTCGAAGCTGTCAACATTAGGATGAATGTGTTCGTCGATTACAGTATTTGGAGGCGTGATAAACAACTGAACCTGATATGGATACTGCCTATAGAGAACGGTTCCAGCTATGGTTGAATGATAACACGGCTTTGATCCATCAAACGTGTTGATTGGCCTGTTTTCAAGCCACCAGTTTTTGAATGATTCTAGATCGTCAAATTCCATAAACATTATCACCAAGCCTTGCACGCCCAGTACTTTGCCGACAGTTTGCTTCCGGGTTCATCACAACCATGACGGGCGCGGAATGATGCACGCCGCTCCGGGATGTGCTTCTTGATGCTCATGTCCGGGTCGCCGAAACGCACGAGAGCGACCTTGTCGCCCTCCTTGGCCAGGACAGCGAATTTCTTGTTCTCGCCCGGCGTGCGCTTGGGCTTGTTGTAGCCGGAGAACTTGTTGCCCTTGTAGTTGATCATTATTCCTTCGGCAATGCGTACCAACCCTCGTGGATTGTCACGCGGTTGCGGCTCTTGACGATGTTGCCGCTGGCATCCTTGGCCCAGACGCGGGCTTTGACCGATTCAGCCAGTCTGACGGGTTGTCCTGGCGGGACCATCACTACCCTTGTCGGGGTGCAGCCCAGCGGCAACAACACGAGCGGTAAGATCGTCGCGAAGACGATTGTCTTTCTGTCCGTCTTCAAGAGTTTGATCTTTCGGATTGAGGATCTTGTCGAGAGCCGCAGTGGTCATCCCCTGGGCTACGCTGGCTATTGGGTCCATGTTTTAGGAGCTTTGCGTGGAAGACTGCTGCCCAAGCGAAAACACCGGCCAGACCGCAGTTGAGCATGATCTCGCTCAGCGGCGGTGTCGATAGGGTCAGGCAGTTGAACAGCGCACCGGAGGCCGTCAGCGTCAGCGAGAGGCGCAGCACAATGCTGCCTGTCATCGGCCAGCGCCGGACAACACCGTCGGAGCGGTAGAGCATCACCATGAAAGCAGAGACGCCAGCGGTGAGGATAGCGCTGGCGACTGCATTCACGATGGTGATCGGATTCATTTCTTGTTGAACCTGTCGATGACGAACTCGACGCCGTGAAGCCCGAGGAACCCCATGATGAACGCCGCGGCGTACTGGGTGTTGCTGTTCTTCATGCTGAAGAAGTCGACCACCACCGGGGTCAGGTAGTTGGCCGAGAGAGTGCCGGCGAGTAGCGAGGTCAATGTGGTGAACCAGTTCTTGTGACCGTCCTTTTTCACAGTGACCAAGCTCCCGGCGAATCCTGCGACGAGAAGCCCGATGTTGATACCGAGATCGCGCAGGGTGTCCTTCATTTGGCCTTGTCCTCGGGCTGGGCGTCCTGGGCCTTGAGCGCGGTGAACATGGCACCGGCACCGCCGACAGCAGCGGCGATGGCACCGCCCATGTCACCGGCAATGGCCTGCTTGATGGCGACGGAGAGTGCTGCAAGCAGCACGGCCACGCCGCCGGCGGTTGTCTTCCAGTTTTTCATTCGGGCTTATGTTGCGCGGCTGCGGTTTCGAGGATTTCAACGAGCGGCAGTCCGACCTTCATGTTTTGGACGTTGCCGGCCTTCATACCAATGACCAGCAGTTCATAGAGCTGGTTGAATTGCTGGGGAGTGAGTTCGATCTTGATCATACGGTCGGAGTCTCAACAACGACGGGCTCCTCCGCAACCAAAACCGGTTCAACCTGCGGCAACATCGGAGGAACGATCATCACCGGAGGCAACCACGGCAGCGGCGGAGCGATGATCGGCGGGTTGATTTGATTCTCGATTTGGAGCGTCACGTTCGCCTCAATCGCGCTCTTATCGACTCCGTTGGCGTAGCACCAACCAAGCACCTGTTCCTGCGTGAGGTCAGGATATGGCGTGAAGCTACCAGACGGCGGAGCGAACGAGCAGGAGCCGTAGCAGGTGCCGCTGTAGTTATCCTGCGAACCGTTGCAACGCCAGTCGGCGGTGATGACAACATCAGTGAGCGTGCCTTCGGTCGGCTTAACGAGAAGGCATTCGATGATCCAAGAGATAGTGGGCATAGAATTAGGAGAGTCTGACTACGTTCCAAGAAACTGCTTGAGAGATTCCAGAAGTCTGTGTGGCTTGAATGTTTAATCCACTAGATGAAATTGAAATCCCAGTTGCGGAAGAAATAGCCGTAATTGCAACATTACCGCCATTTACTTTCACAATAGCCACAACGTGGTAAGCTGATGCTGAGCCTGCGCCGAAAAGATATGCGCTTAAAAGGTAGCTTGATTCTGTAGGAGCCGCAAAAAGTGTTACAGCAGATCCAGAAGCGGTTGATGCAGTGGTTCCGTTGATTGAACTGAAAACACCTCCAACGGTTTTGGTTGTATTAGAAACTGAACCAGCGGTACTCGTCGTCCCCACCAGCAAATTCCCGCTCGCATCGAGCGTCATCGCTTGGGTGAAGGTGATGGCGTTGCCAGCGGTGCCTCCGGGGGCGATGTACCAAGCATGAGTGCTTCCAGCGTTCGCACCAGTCACCTGATACAACGCAGGACCAACTCCTGTGTACTGATACAGCCAGTTGGTGTTGTCGAAATACGCACCGTGAGCGAATCGACTAGCAGTCGAACCGGCTCCAGTAGAGGAAACAGATGCAGTACCACCACCAACCTGAAGTGCTTTGCTGTTGCTTCCCCACGCACTCGGCGTAACCCCCACGCCGACGTTGCCGGAGGTGTCGATTAGCAACCGACTAGCCCCAGACGTAAAGAACGCCAGCGAATTGGCGGTGTTGTCGTAGATCAACTGGCCAGCGGACGGAGTGCTGGTGCCACCAAGCAGAATGCCAACAAGCGAAGTGTTATCACCGCTGTTGATGTTCGCATAAGTCGCACCAGATCCGACAATCGACAGCTTCCGCGTCGGACTTCCCCCCACGCCCAGCCCCGTGGAGTTCAGGGTCATGGCGGTGCCAGCGGGCAACGACCACACATGGCTCTTCGCGTCATACCGCAAGTCGCGGTTGTCCACACCAGAGTGGAAAGACGAGATGTAT